CCCTTGTACGCTCTCCCCTGCGCGCCCTTCCAATCCCTCGCCTGCGGTGTCCCCCAATTCTTCTTCGCTTCCTCCGCCAATATCTTGCCCCCCGTTCCGGGCTTGCGACTGCCGGGGTTCCCGGCTCGCGGGGTGGGCCAATTCTGCTCCTTGTAAATGTCGCAAGTCTTCTTGTCCACTTGCTCCCTCAGATTGCTCGGACGCTTTCTTCCCTTCCTCGCTCCGCTCGCTATCTTTTCTACTCCCTCCGCTGAACAAGTTTCCATGTAGTCCATCGTGTTTGGTGTTGCCCAATTCATCTGATTCAAGTCCCGCCCCAAGCACTTCTGATTGCTCGCAGGCGCGGTTCTCGCTCCCTCCACGTGGTCGGAGGCTTGCGGGGTTGCCCAGTTGTCTAGTATCACTTGCCCGTTCAAGTCCACTTGCTTGCCTATCCTCTGTCTGCGTTGGTAATACTCCACGCTTGAACTCATGTGATCCTTCGTACCTGACATTGGAGTTGCCCAACCTCGCAAGGATGAAGCATCGGATGCGTTGGTGAGGCGCGCCTGTTTCCTCCGCGCTGAACAGGCCCCACTCCGTTCGGTAACCATCTTCTTCCAAATCGGACAGGACTCGCCATAACCCCATCGAGGTGTGACCTCGGACGTTTTCGAAAAAGCACCAAAGAGGTCTAATTGTCCTGACGTGCTTTCGGATGTACGGCCACAAGTGCCTTGGGTCTTCTTCTCCTTTTCGCTTTCCCGCACTGCTGAACGGCTGACATGGATACCCTCCAGTGATTCCGTGTATTTTTCCTCGAAAGATTCGTGCAGGGAAGGTTTTAAGATCCGAGTAGATAGGCGCGTCATCCATCCGCCCTTCTTCAATCTTCGCAAGAATGTTGCCTTGGACGAAGGCTTCGATCTCAACATTAACGATTGTTCGCACATCCACGCCTGCTCTTCTAATGCCAAGCTCAAGCCCTCCGTATCCGGTACAAAATGAGATAACGTTTTGGGTATTATCCACATTTAGATTCCTCCACCTTTCGTTTATACGCCCTACGAATGGCAGGATGGACGTAGCGACCCTTCCGTATCCTGTCGGCCCAATGCTCTTGGAAGTTCTCGTATGCCCATTCTTCCTCCATGTCATGCTTGGCTTGAATTGCCTTACGACGATCCAACAACTTCTTCTTCGTGTAGTAAGTATGATCGAACAAAACCGACTTCATTGAAATCAACGGTTTGAAAAATACCGCCCTCTTCCTGTCCAACTGGGTAACCAAATATCCGCATTGATTGATGATCTCACGAACAAGCACGTTGATTCGCGCTGAACTCACCCCTAAATGCTCACCTATCTCCCGGCACTTGTACCCTTCCAAATAGTACATGCTTACAATCCTGCGCTCACCTGCGGGCATTAACCCCAAAAGAACGGCAACGAGGTCACGGATCTCAATCGCATCTTCGCTCATACCAACCGATCCTTCCTGTCATACCTTCCCACCAAGCGATACATGTCACCCTTCTCATGGGCTAATTTCACAATCGCACCCAAACCAAACTTACCAGGTTGAGCCTTGAACTTGCCATGGCTCCCATCCTTGAACTCAACAAGACGCAAATACGGATTCTTCGGCAACATGTACACCTTGCCCATTTTCTCTAAGGGTACTTCCAAAGTCTGACGGATCATTCCCTCCTTCACCATACTCGCCTCAGAAGGTCCGTCCTCCTCCTTGTCATCCTTCAGATCAGCCTCCAACTCCAAGAGCATAGCCACCGCCTTCTTACTCAACCGTCCCATACTCAGGTTCATACGAAAGCTATTCGCCTTAATACCAAGCCGCTCCGCAAAAGCAGGATGCTCAATACCCGAATCCGCCAATATCTTCTTTGCACGTTCCGTATTCATCTGTAGTGACTCGTATTCTTTTATATTGCTATGTCAACCAAATTGAACTAAAAGACAAAAAAATATGCCAAGAATCTATAGAAGAAGAAAAAAACCTAACTCCGTAAGAGGCTTCGTTGACGATATGACTAAGAATAAAATAATCAATTCAGCCGCCAAGATCGCGGCCAAGCAATCAAACGCAACCGAAGAAGCACGGGAACTCAAAAAGGTAGATCCCGAATTGCGTAACTCAGTCGCAAACTTCCTACGCTACCGTTTAGACATGACGGAACAGGAATTCCTAAACCAAGTAAACAGCAAGCTCTCAAACATGGTAGGTGACTCACTCAACATCCTACACTCCAAGCTGGATGACATACCTCCCCAAAACCTAGCCTATGCAGTATCCATCATCATGGACAAATTCCTCACCGTCTCAGGAAGACCATCAAACATTACAGCATCCGCAAACGTCACACTCGGACAATCAGACATGTCCCCCGATCAAGTACGCGATATCCTCAAGGGTGCATCCAAAACAGTTAAAGAACAACCCACTGAAGCCTCAGAACAAAAGGTAGTCCACCTCGAACAGGACGATGAATAACAACAGTCTGGGGCCAAAGATAATACGCCTCAGAAAACTCGGTTGGTCATACAATAAAATTCAACAGCAATTAAACTGTTCGAAGTCCACAATCTCCTACCACCTCTCACCCGGTCAAAAAGAAAAGGTTAGACAGAGAGAAGCAAGACTAAGGGAAACATCACCCTCAGTCCTCCTAATGAAGCGTATATGGCACTTTCAACATCCACGAACCCAATCACCCCCAAGGCAACCGTGGTATCAGCACAAGTCACCCAGGCAAATCAAAAAGGCAATCACTCAAAAGTCCCACCAATTCCAAAAGACAATGACTTTCAACTATAAAGACGTTCACGCAAAATACGGTGACCACTTCCCCTGCGCCTTAACCGGAAGACCACTCAATTGGAATAACCCCGAAGACTACCAGTACGATCACATCACCCCAATCGCACGGGGCGGAGACAATTCAATCAACAATCTCCAAATACTATGCTCAGAAGCAAACCAGGCAAAGGGACAAATGACGGACGAAGAATTCATCGACCTCTGCAAAGAAGTAGTCATCAACAAGGGCTACCAAATATACAAACCACTCGATACGACTACGAGTGGCTCATAACACTCGCCCATCTCTATGACCAAGGGTGGCCTACTCTCAGGCATTCTCATGAATGCAACACAGAAGCACAGGACCATAGAAACATAGAAGCGCAGAAGCACAGGACCATAGAAGCATAGAAGCACTACGGGTGGCTACTAGGGCGCGGATAGCGCGGATAGCTCATATAGCGCGGATAGCGCGGATAGCGCGGATAGGATGGGATACGCAAGACACGGGACCAGGGGGGGCTTATTGCGAAAAAAGTTGTGGGGGAGGTTATGATAATAGAGAGATTAGCGCGCTATGACGCGCGCCCCCGCCCCCCCTCTGACCCGCGTCAGGAATCGTGCCTGGGTGCGTCTCGAGAGTAGGCCAGTTTCCGGTTCGTTTTGGTAGGCAAAAGACTTTGAGTCTCCTGTTAGTCGTTTGCTAATCGCGATTGTTGCGAGGCTTCCGTCTTCGCGTGCTGAACTTGTGACAAACCGAGAGCAAACTTTGCCACGGATTCGCGGTCAATCTCGGCAGGGATTCGCGTTCAGTACTTGGTACAGTTGCGCCAGTTATGTATTTGATTGCTTCATGCATGAATGGATTTTTAGCGACTCCACCTCGAAATGAATTGCAAGCGATAATCCATTATCATTAAGCCCAAACTACCCTTGCAAAACTTTTTTAACTTTTTTCTTGCGTTGTCGCCTTTTGTAGTTTATTGCTTACTCCATCCAACGGGGATCTCCCGTTTCAATCACACATAACCAAAGGACAAAGACAATGGACAACACACATAAATGGACCCCATGCGGATTAAACGCAGATTGGTGCATCCAAGCTTGGCATTACGGCACAAACGAACCCAATAGCGTAGACGGAGATTATTACGTGCTAGACAACGAGGACGGCAAGTTTCTCGTTGCTCGTTACTTTCCAAGCAAAGAAGAGGATTGCGTCACCACGATTGCGTCATTCCCAACCAAAGCGGGAGCCATGGCAATGATTGAACGATCCTTTTCTGATCACCCCTTGCAAGCCGAATACGATGCTTGGTTAAAAGATAACATTCCTGCTTATTGGCTGAATTCGCCAAATCGAGATTTATCCGCTGAAAACATAATGGCGTATATAAACGCGGAGAATGAAGAGTTTAGTATTAACCGAGAACAATATGATTGGCTTTCTGATTTCTGCAAACGTTGGATCGAAATCGATAATTCCTAATCAAAGAAAGGACATCACAATGAATAAACCCATCTATCAATCCATCCTCATCATTTGCAAATACCACAGCGCAACGAATACTCGCGGCTCTCGCGTAAGTTTCCGCCTTGGTTTACCCGATAGCAAGACGCGCTTCATTTCATATGACCATCGTTTTTGCAATATCGTGGAAATGGTCGCACATCACATCGAAAAAGAATTCGGTGCCGTTCCACTGTGGCAAGTGCAGAACAAGGATACGCCATCACTGGTCTACGCTTGGGATGCAAAACTAGTCGAATTCGTTGGACTCAAGTAACTACTATACACGGCAAAACGCTATAATGAATTACGACATTCTAATCTTACTCTGCCCTTGGATTCCCGTTTTTTGGGTAATGCATCAATCAATCATTAATGGAGGCCAAGACAATGAATAATTTAACTGAACGCGAACGGGTCCTTCTTTGGATTCTCAAAGGAAAGGCGAAATAATGGAAACTTATAAAAGCTTTACGTGGCAACGCCATACAAACGGAGTCCTCGACACCTTGGACATATGGAACGGTGAAGGCGTTTTATCGCAAACCCCGCACCTATGCATGATGGATGAAAACAAGCACCGTCTAGCTATCAACTTACGCGCTTGTTTCGGTTTCCTGACGTTGCACAAAAGCACGTTGCTTGCGTCGGCTATACTCAAAGGAAAGGCGAAATAATGCCCCTGTATAAAATGTCCGAACTCGCGCCAATGGCCATGGCCGAAATCAACGCCATTATCCGATTGGCAACGGAGAAGGAGAAACTAGCGCCACAAAGCGCGGGTCGAGGATCGACCAGCGTTAAGGGGAAACGCGCGAGACGAGCTATGCAACTAGAACTTAATCTACAAAGAGAAATTAGGAGAAACTAGAACTATGAGAATAAAACTAGAACAAACTTTTCACAGCGCATGGGGTCACCGTTGGACATGTTCAACGGCCATTGACACTCTTGGAATACATAAAAACGAAACCGTGCAACGCAACGGACATTTGAAGACAAAGAAGGACTTAAAATGGGTTAAGGCCATCATGCTTGAGCGTATAAGGAGAAACTAAGATATGAAAAACGATACAATCACCAAACAACGCGCTGAAGAGTTGCTAATGCTTTGCAATCAATCTGCATTCGGCCCGAATTCCCGTTGCGACAATATCAAACCGGAAACCGAAGGAGAAAGGGCGAGAGTCAAAGAGATATGGCTTACAAACCCAAGCGGGTACTCCTCTTATTATTCCACGCTTTGCGAGATCAAGAACGGGAGGGTGGAAGGATAACTTTTGTTCTAGTCCTATGCCAGCCCTCGCGGGGCGGGATACCTCGCGGGGGCTTTCAACGAACAAATACTTAGGAGAAACGGCACAACCCGCACCCTCCTGAGTGAGGCCGGATCTTTTGCCTGGTTACGCTTAATCCCTTAACGCCCCTTAAAAGCCCCTTGCTACCCTTGCACGGGTATTGACCCTCTTTTTCTACCAAACGCACGATTAGGTGCCTCTATGGTCACGCATTGTGCCTCTTTGAAGCTTTCCGTAGTCCTACCATGACGGTTGCGAAGGAGAAACGGGTGATTCTTCATTCAATCGGCTTGGGATATGAGTTGTAAAACGCCCTACGCTTTTGTCAAACTCCGCCAGGACGTATCCGGTTTCCCCGTTTCGATTCTTTGCGAGGTGAATTCGGATGATGTCCTTGGAAGGAGAAACTTCCTTTTCTTTGCTGAGTAGCATCACGCAATCCGCATCTTGCTCAATGGACCCTGACTCACGCAGATCCGACAAAGCGGGTTTGCGGTTTTGTGCTTCCAGGTTTCGATTTAGTTGGCTTAACGCGACCACGGGCAAGTCAAGCTCGAGTGCTTGTGCTTTCATGCTACGAGAAATCGCGCTCACTTCCTCATGGCGGGAGGAGAAACCGGGAGAGGTGAGGAGTTGGAGGTAGTCTATGACCGCCAAACCTAGTTCTCCCTCCAAGCGTTGTTGAGCGAGAAATGCGCAGAATGCCTCAAGGGTAGCTTGGTTATCATCTTTGAATGTTATCGGCCAACCTCGTAACGCTTTGACGGTTTGCTCAATCTTTTGCCTGTCGCTATGGGAGAGACTGCCCTGTGCGGTTGGACGGGAAACTCCGCTTACGGAAGTGAGTAACCGTCCTGCGCATTCCGGTGCGGTCATTTCGAGACTGGCGTAGGAGGAACGGATTCCTTTTTGCGCTGCTTGGATTGCCAGGTGGATCGCAAGTGCTGATTTCCCAATACCTGGTCTTGCGGCAATCACGTACAAGCTTCCGTTTTTCAAACCTCCTTGAAGGTGGGCATCCAGTTT